TGATCAGACAGCGCAGAACTTATTGGTTAACGCTACCTGGGTCACGCTCAAGGCCGGCTTCCAGTTCGGCCCGCAGTTGAGCTCGATCATCTGGGATGGCCCGGTGTTTCAGCCTATCTACACCAGGGAGAATGTAGTTGATCAGAAGCTGACCCTTCATTGCATAGCGCTGCCGGGCGCGCTCAGCGATACGATTAGTTTTTCTATGGGTCAGTTCAGTAGCCAGTTGCAGTTGATTCAGCGTATGATTGCTGAAAACAATGCTGGAGCTAATCCATCACCCTTAGTCGTGAAACTAGGCCAGGTGGCCCGGCAGCGCATGCTAGCCACGCAGTATCCTCGTGGTAACACGGTGTTTGGTAAGGTTAGTAAGTTCCTTACTCAAGTATCAGATAGCAACCAGGTTCAAGCTTGGAATGACGGCCAGCAGGCCTACATTAGCGAGGTGGCTAGCGGGGTTATCACACCGAGTTTAATTTACAGTCCAGCTTTCCCACCTGGAGGCGTTGAAAATTCAAATGGGCTGCCGCCCAGTGTAAACCAAAGCATTGTCGGTACGCCACAGCAGATACAGCAGGGTGTAATCTTTACGGTGCTGCTAGACCCAAGGCTCAAAGTTAACTTGCCGCCTCAGTTAGTCCAGTTAGTACGCACTAACATTACGCAGTTAGCGTACGAGCCTAGCGTCAACAGTAAGCTGCCCACCCTGCTAGCTACGGCAGATAGTTCTAACCTTACCTTTTACGTCAGCCAGGTACGTCATACGGGCGACACGCGGGGTAATGATTGGCAGACTGAGGTGATAGGTTTCAGTACAATTTACGCGCAAACTTTGTTGAACATGTTCACAGGATGATTCATGTCTACCGTACCCGGCCCTAATCCGTTATTAACGCTAACACCGAGCCAAGTTATCGCCGCGCAGAGTGAGCAATGGCGTCAGATTTTGCGCCAGGTTTTGACGGAGGCGCGTTATGCTTGCCCTGGATTCTTAACGGAGGACATGGATGTTGGCAAACAGACTGTTACTGTTCAGTTAGCTATCCAGGAGCGGGTACGCGTGGTCAGCAGCTTAAAAGCTCAGTGGTGGGACGTACCGCCTATTGTTTTCGTGCCTGTCATGGTACCGCGTGGTGGTGGCTACAGTGTTACGTTGCCTTTGAAAAAAGGCGATGAAGGCATGGTTATCTTTTGTGACGCCTGTATTGATTTGTGGTGGGCTAACGGTCAAACGAACAGCCCTGTAGCGGACAACACCGGTGTTAGTAGTGGCAGTCAGCGGCAAAACGAAGTACGACGACATTACATTCATGACTGTGGATTTTATCCGGGGTTGTGGAGCCAGCCTAACGTGCTGGCTAACTACTCAGCGAATTCCTTGCAAGTTCGCTCAGATGATGGTGCAACGGTAGTTGATGTCGCGGAGGACGGCGTAACGGTTACGGGTGAAAATTTAGCTGTGAATGCTAGCACGGCTGTGCAGCTAACAGCCCCAGCGGTTTCAGTTAACGCGATCAGCGGTACGGCGCAAAAGTTGATGAACGATACTTTCTACCAATGGTACGCTACAAACATTCAGCCATTCCTTGTGTCTAAGGGCTATGCCGGCCCTAGCATACCGGTAGGTAGTGAGACGTCAGTATTGAAGGGACAGTAAATCAGTGGCAACAATTGCGTACCTTCAGCTAGACAGTAGCTACGATCCCATTTTTGCCGATAACACGGCGCTCACTAACGGCGCGGCGGTAGCACAGGCCATCTTGACGCGGCTTAAACTGTTCTTGGGTGAGTGGTGGGAAGACTTGAATCTAGGCCTGCCAGTGTTTCAACAAATGCTGGGCCAGCTTGGTAGCCAGAGTGGGCTTAAGGCTATGCAGCTTGCTATCCAGCAGAACATTGCGGGCTTTACGCCATACGTTACTGCTGTGTCCAACGTAGAGGTCAGCTTTACAAACGGCAAGCTGACCTACACTGCTACGGCAGAGACCGTATTTGGTTCTGTAACGATCAGCAACGTACCGGCCCTAGGGGCCGCGCTAGCTACGGGATTCTAAGAAAGCGAGGCCTAGCCGTGTCCACACCTCCGTATGCCCCGCCTTCTGTGGGGCCGGGCGGTTTAATTGTCAATTCTTACGCCAGCATTTTGGCGGATAACCTTCAGGCTTTTCTAAATATCTACGGCGCCAATCAATACGTAGCGCCGGACAGCGCCATCTATCAAATACTTAGCATACTCAGTCTTAAGCAGGCTGATCAAAATGCGGCGCTCCAATTGGACTATAATCAGAGTTCTCCGCAAACCGCTGTTGGTGCTGGGCTTGATCGCGTGGTAAAGATGAACGGCCTGGCCCGTTTAGCGTTCACGTATTCTACCTGCCCAGTGGTTTGCACAGGTACGCCAGGACTGATAATTAGCAATGGCTTTGTTCAAGATCAAGTAGGCAACCTTTGGGCGCTACCGGCGTCCGTGACGCTCACTGGTGGTAGTGTTACGGTTACGGCTACCTGCACAACACCGGGTAACATTACGGCTGAACCGGGCACCATCAATATTAAGGCTAGCCCGGTTAGTGGTTGGGCTAGTGTGAACAATGTAGCGGCGGCTACACCTGGCGACCCGGTAGAGGCAGATAGTGCGCTACGGGCTAGGCAGGCTATCAGCGTGGCACTGCCAGCGCTTACGCCTATCGCTGCTACGGTTGCTGCTGTGTTGGCCACGCTGGGGGTTACGCGTACGGCCCCAGGCTACCCTACGCCGGGCGGTCCAGGCAGTTCCATCGAGAACCCTACAGGTGCGGTAGACAGCCCCTGGGGCAATCCGGCGCACAGTATCACGATGGTTGTTGAAGGTGGTACGGACGCGGCTGTGGCTTTGAGTATCTACCTGAAGAAAACCATAGGCTGTTTCACCAATGGCACGACATCAAGTCTTGTGACTGACCCTAACACAGGCTACCAAGAGACGATCAGTTTTTACCGGCCAACTTACGTTCAGCCTTTTGTGGGGATGTACTTATACGGCTTGTCTGGCTTCACTTCAGCTACTGTTTTGGCGGTTCAGGCTGCCATCGTAGCATATCTTAACTCGCTAGCTATTGGCGAGGAAGTGGTACATTCTTCGCTGTACGGCGCGGCCCTTAGCGTAATGCCTAATCCATCTCAGCCTGAGTTTAGTATCAAAGCCGTAACGCTAGGCACGGCGGCCACGGGGTTATTTACCGTGGTACCGGGCACGGTGATTGGTGCTGGCTACGCAGTAAACGACGTGCTGACGTTGGCGGGCGGCGCAGGTGGTACGGTGACGGTTAGTAGTGTGGATGGCTTAGGTGGTATTACGGGCATCTACCCGCAGGTGACGACGCCGGGTAGCGGTTTTGCGGTAGCTAGCGGCGTGGCTACGACTGGCGGTGGCGGTAGCGGTAGCGCTCAGGTGAACATTGTAGCGGTTCAGCCGATTACGGCTGTTGATTTGGCGCTGCTGTTCTATGAGGCGGCGCAAGGTGTGCCCGCTAACATCCAAGTGGCGGCGGTGTAGCTGTGCCAAATCCAAGTTATGGTACGGGCGGTTATGGACAGGCAGGTTATGGTAACGAGCCTATTGAAAATCTGCCGATGGGCTACTACCAATCATTATTGATATCTCAATACGTCAACAGCCCTAAGCTGAATGCGTTGTTGTATGTGCTACTGAAAAAGTTTGATGATGTCAGTGAATGCCTAGTTAAGTTTGACACAGCATTTGACTTGGACAGCGCCGTAGGGCCGCAGCTAGACGCGCTGGGGGCTATCGCCGGGGCTAGCCGTACCGTTAACTTTCAGCCGATGGGCGGCGTAAGCCCTGTACTGGACGACAACACGTACCGCATCTACATTAAAGCCAAGATAGCGCAGAATCAATGGGACGGTACGATCACCAGTTTGTTTACCATCTGGAAGTACTTGTTCCCCAGCGGTAGCATCATCATTGCTGACAACCAAAATATGACAGCGACGATCTTTCTTAGCGGCAGCTTCACGTCTATTATCCAGGACTTGATCACCAATGGGTTCATCGTCCCTCGGCCGGAGGGTGTGGAGTACACTTACGACTTTGCTGAACTGCCGGCGTTTGGTTTTGACCTTGACAACAGCTACGTAGCTGGTTTTGACGTTGGAAAGTGGGCAATCTGATGGGTTCAACGAACTTTCTGCTCTTCAATCCGACGCAGGCGAACCAAGAGACAGACGCTGAGTACCTAACCGATGCCACGCGTACTGGTGGTGCTGGCGTGGACGCACTCTGGCTCAGTCCTTCAGCCAACAAGACGCTGTACCAGCTTACCTGCGGCATGTACGCCATTATGGAAATGATGGCTGGTAAGGGGTTCACAACGCTGGACACCGATCCGGCGACGTTGACGGCGGTGTTGGCCAACATACTCACTACGGTTGATATACCTGGTGGCCTACAAAGTGTAGCTTGGTCGCCTACCATTTCATTGAATGCTACTAAGTATAGCGGGTTTCAAATAGCACTTGCTGGCGCGTTATCCTTTACTATCAGCGGCCAAACGGCGGGCCAGATTATTTGCCTGCTATGGGTTCAGGACGGCACAGGTGGGTGGACGGTTACGTTCCCTGGTAACGTCAATGGTGGCGCCCAGTCTGATCCTACGCCCAATGTGCTAAGCGCGCAGTTGTTTAAGGTAGACGCTGCGGGCAACTTGGACGCTGTTGGCCCTGTGTTGAGCGTCAACGGTATGGGCGGCGTGGCTATTGGCAGCTTCAACCCAGCGCCGGGTAACTTCAGTACGTTGCAGGTGGCTGGTGCTGCCCCGGATGGGCAAGTACTGACGGGCAATGGCGTCAGCTACGTACCGGTAGCTGCACCGGGTTACACGTCTGGGTCTAACGCGAACGGCTACTGGCAGAAGGACCCTAGCGGGCTGATTAGACAGTGGGGCAACAACTTCAATGCGCCTGGTCATCTTATATTTCCGACGCCGTTCACGAACGCTGCTAGCGTTAGCGTGATGCATATCCAACAGTTTGTAAATGGTGGTACGGCGCGTATTTGCTTTTTGAATGACAATTCTGGTGGCGATCAGGTTAGTACAACGGGCTGCTATCTTAACGTTAGTAACAGTGCGGCTATACAGGTGAATTGGAAGGCGGTGGGGTACTAATATGCCTAGCGAGACTACCACGCCGAACATTGGGCTGCAGATCGCGGCCTTTGATCAGGCTAACTGGCAGGTACCTACTAACTATAACTGGAATCTGTTAGACCTCATCTTTGGCGGCCAGGTAGAGGTGCCAGCCTTGTGGGTCAAGGTGCTAACGGCAGGCAACGCTGGGGATTTTGTATTGCCGCCATCTATTGCGGAGACACCTGCTGGGACTGTACCTGGTACCGTGTACACGCTTAGTCACACGCCAACACCAGCTCAAATGCTTCAGTTTACAGTTAATGGTGTAGTTCAACGTTATGGTATTGATTACACGTTGACAGCCAACATCGTGACCTTGAACTATTCAACTTCGTCTACTGACAAGGTGTTTGCGGTTTACTTTTACTCATCGTAACGCGGCCATCATGGAGATACGGCTTATGAAGCTGTGGCTTGGAGTCTTGTTGTTAGCTTTGAGTACGTACTGCGTAAAAGCGCGTGGACAGACTCAAATCAGTCCTATTAGTCAGGTCAACTGGACGCAAGTTACCAGTAATGGCGCGCCGTCTGGTGGTTGCCCGTACGCTACGACAGCGTCGACTAGTAATCTTAGCTACACGGTTACGGTGCTCAGTGTTAATGGGTTACTGGAGAACCAAACCGTCGTAGGTTCTGGCATTCCAACCAGCACTATCGTTACCGCTATCAACACCTTGACCAACCAGGTAACTTTAAGCAACGCAGCTACGGCTACGGCTAGCGGCGTCACGTTGTCGTTTTACAGTTTAGGTCGCCCCGATACAGACATTACCGGATTTCATCAATACGCGTGTACGTTAAGTGGCTGGCAGCAAACCAGTAGTAGTGGCGGCGGCACTATTAGTCCTGGTATGACGAATCAAGTTCCTCAGTATACGGGGACCATTACGCTGGGCCCAAGTTTGGTTTCCACGGATAGTTCTGGTGACGTCATTACATCTGGTTCTTACACCGGGCTTCATCTGACGTTATTCGGGGCCGAAGGCGCTACCGGTATAGCTATAAATTGTTCCGGCATATCTTGCCCGTTTCCTGATGGCACTAGTATAAGTGATGTACTTGTTGACACGCAGGCGTATAAGGTTAACGGCGTCCCACTGGCGCTTTCCAATATGGCTGATGTGTCGGTCACACCAGCAGTTTTGGGAGACAACCTTACTTGTGTAACGTTATCGGGTGGTGCGTGCTCAGCTTGGGCGCCAGGTACTGGCGTGGGCCCTATCCCAGCTAATGCTAACTTCATTTTTAGCGGCAACTCCGTCAATCTTGACGATGATCACGTATTGTCTCCTGCAATCGTTGTATCTTCTTATACAGCGCCCGCTTCAGGCGTGGTGACGTTTACGAATACTGGTACGAACGGGCTTAGTGCTGATGATTGGGTCTTTCTTTGGTACTTGACAAACTGGTCGTCGTACTCCGGGGCCAGCCCTAATACTGGGGGCGGTTTGTTTCAAGTTCTTTCTACGGGTCTAAGCGGCACACAGTTTGAGGTGAATGTGGGCAGCGTAGGGGTGTTGGCGTGCCCTTCATCTTGCGGCAATGCCTATTCCGCGATGAATTTTTACCCGTTTGTCACTACCTCAGCACCTCAGATGCCGGCCACGGCTCTTGCGAACACCTACATAGAGTTACCGCCTGGGCCGACGCTGCAAAATCTGAATACGGACTATGCTACGGTTATTCACCCTTTCAGTCCGGCTGTAACTGGTAAGCCCGCGTACCTTATCATTAACAATTTTGAGAATGACATTGGATTGTGTGACACCGTATCCAACATTGAAGGCTACATGGCCTCAGTTTTTCAGAAGGCACACACTGACGGCTTTGTGGTAGTTGCGACTACTGGACAGGCGTACAATATCAGTCAAACTTACGGTGCTGGGTTTTGCACGTTTCCAGTTGCGCCACAACTGGAGTTTTTCGAACTTGCTCAATGGATACAGACGCTGGGCAAGACTGATGCTAACGCTGCCAGCGGCCAATATTGGGATCTACTTGCGCCATTGTACGCTATTCTGAATGACGCGCTTAATTCTAACCTTATAGCAAGCAATGGTGGTTTTGGTATCACTGGAGCGAAGATGGCGGGCGG